TTTTGATGATGTGTATGATGAAGGTAGGTAGTTTAATGTCTTTGCATGGGATACTACACTATCTCTCAACACAGCGCTGTCTAAGAACGATTCGGCTGCTACCATATTAAGGTAGAAGTTATTCATATAGGTGTTGTAGCTCATAACATCTAGAAGAACATTTAAGTTTGATCCAGTAAAGTCAAAGTCTTTAAATAAAGTTTGACCCTGTAGGTATGTTTTGTAGCTGCTCTTCAGCGTACCGAAGTCTACGTTAGCTACTGAAAGCGTTGTGTTTGCCATTATCGTATTCTCTCTAATATTAGATCCATTTGTACAGGATCTGCTTGGTTAACTATTCTAACCATAATTTTAACTTGCACAGTGTTATTATCATCATCCGGCGATACAGAGATATCAAGAATTGCAGCTCTCGGTTCAAAGTTCTCTACGGTCTCACTAATAAACTGTTTAAGTAGTATTGTTGTTTGTGGGGTATAGTTTTCAAATAACATCTGTCTTATGTTACTGCCTACGTCTGGCTGAAACAATCTCTCACCCTTGTCAGTGAGCAACAAACTTTTAATAGACTGAATAACAGCATTGACGTCAGTCTTAAGCGCAATATCCTTCTTAGAGGGATGTATTGCAAACGAATTATTAAAGTCTGAAAAAGTGCTCATGCTTTATTTATCTCCCACCTTAGCAATAACAATAGACTCGTTCTTAGTCAAATCAATTATTTCTTTTACTTTAGGTATTATGCTCTCGCCTTTTGCTTTAGCAGCATCCATAATTTTTTCTGCATCTACTGTTGGTAAGTTAGAAGGTAGTCCTTTTTTAATCAAGTTTCCTTCTGCATCCAAGTCTATATTGGGGACAGACTTACATAACGTATCACTTATACTGGCTACGTCAAAGCCACCCTTTGCTATGTCTCCGACACCGCCCATTACTCCAGCAAGAGCATTATCAAATGCTCCCTCGACTGCTCCTTGTGCGCTAGCAAATGCACCTTCTATTTCTGCCATTGGTCCGCTAATCTTATCTAATCCTGCCTTTAACTTTCCATCCATTTCATTAAGTTTAGCAGCATCTAGCCCTATACCATCTAGTATTGAATCTAAATCAACGCCTACAAACTTTTCTTTCATGCCTGCAAACTTTTCAGCTAACTTACCTGGATCATTAACATTAGCAAGCATTCCAGACATTTCGTCTTGTAGATTAGCTTGGGGCAGCTCTATCTCTGGCACAAGCTCGTCTAGCTTTCCTTTAATGCCGTCTGTCTGAGCCTTAATTAAATCTGTTACGGATGATGTTGCATCACCAATGAGTCCATCAGCTACTGCTTTAGCTCCGTCGATTTGATCTGTCAGCGCTCCGGCTGCCTTAGGTAAACAATCCATTATCCTACCCCTGCATTTGTATCAGTACCACCACCAGCATCGTTGCCGTCATTCTGAGCATGTACGTGACCTGTCAACGTTACTTCTGTGCTGCCAGCTTTAACTTCTGTACTTGCATCAAGCGTACCTGTTAGGTCAGCATCGTTCTTAATAAACAATTTTGATGATTCCATTATTTGGTTACTGGTATTACTGGTTGACATAGTAGTATTTGCACCACTGTGCATTTTTATTTCTTTGTCAGATGATATAGTTAAGTCTCCGCCTGCTTTGATTGTCATGTTACCTGCACCTACTAATGTATAATTGTCTGGCAGTATAGTAGTTACAGAATCAATATTAGTTCTCTTTTCTTCACCAGCAGTTGTCTTAGTAAACTTAGCCATCAAGTTCTGTACGAAGTTGCCGACAGTAATCTGGTTAAATGCTTTTGATATTCTCTGGTTAAAGTTGCCATTAATCTGTTCTGCCTTGTCTGACATAACCTCTTCTGCAAGGTTGCCTCCAATCTTCTTGACATAGTCTCCACGAACAGTTAACATATAATCCCCATCCACTTCTTCTATCTTATCACCATGTACTAACATTCTAGCATCTCCGTCAATTGTTACGTTGACGCTTCCTTTAATATAGACGTCCTTTTCACCTAAAGTAATTTCATAATCGTTTCCTACGACCTTTGTTACTCTACTGCCATCTGGTTGTATCTCTTCAAACGTACCTTTCTTATGAAACCTATGGAGTCTTTCTGCTCCTGGTGTATCATCTACTTCTAATACGTGACCTGACTCTGTATGCCATACGTGGTTGAATGGATATGCAGAATGTACTGCATCGGACGGATACAAAGGTCCCTGTCCTCCAAATCTTGGATGAGGCTCTTTCCATGTAGTTCTTTCATATATAGAATCGCTCTTGTCCGGCAATACTGATGGAGTCCTAGATGCTGCAGCGCTTTCAACCGTACCAAGATTAACTTTACTATCCCTTTTGTTTATTATGTGGCTATGGGTCTCTGCTTCAGCATCTCTACCAAGCCTTGATACTGACGACTCTTCAAGGTCAGCAACATCAGAATCTTGTAATGGATATAATCCATTTGGATCGTTAAATCCTTTGAACTTATGAGGAGCTTCTGTCGGATTGCCTATCAGTGAACCTAATATAAATGGTACTTGATATTCTTTCTCGTCTGTAAATACACCAAACACCCATGACCCTTCTATCAGTCCTGTAGGTGATCTGCCAATTCCACTAAGCGAACCAGACGTTATTGGGTTGACCGTCATAGCCCAAGGCAGATCTGCTGTAGGGATGGCCGTCTTGTCTTCGGTGTGTACGCCATATATCCTTACTTGCACACGTCCCAACTTCTTAGGGTCTGATCTATTTTCAACTACGCCTACAAAATGCTTTAGTCCTATTCCTGATTCTTCACCTGATCTCATATTGATCCCCTTGCCTTTCTTTTAGATACCACATTCTTATGTGGTTTTCTAACATTTGATCTGTAGCTGTCTTTACACATCTCTACAGATACTTGATATTTTCCTCTTGATACTACATGAGTGGTTTTAGTCACTAAGTAGTTACCTGTTATTTTTGCTTCTTGTTCTCTGAACTCAGTCTTTGCTGTTACCTCAGCCATATCTAATTGTATGATTGATCCAGGAGATAGATCAGAGTTTCCTGGTATACCCATCTTAGCCTTAACCTGTGATAGTGAGTTAAGATAGAATAGTCTATTAGGAACTATTTGAGTAAAGTTTGTTTCTTCTTCTGGGTTGTCTATATTTTTCATTAACCAGAAAGAAGTGTTTATATTTTTTATTTTGCTTAGTAGTAGCTTGGAGTCTAAAGACATTGAGTCTTGATCTAAGTGTTCAAATTCATCAAACTCTTCTTTGCCAAAGAACTCTCTTTTGATTATTGTTTGGTTAATTAAATCTATCTCTTTAGCTTCTGACGCATACATTCCATTTTTAATCTTAGCCATAACATCGTTCTTAGCATCAATATTAAGCATTTGGATTGTAAATTGTATTTGCTTATCATCATTTTTTACATTTGCATCTGGATTATAGGTGTATGTTATTGCCTTTGGCTTATTTTCACTTATAACTTTCTCGACATTTTTAAACTTATATCCATCAACTGTCTCATAAAATTTATATGCACATGACTTAAATGCAGAGTCATAAGACCTGTTGGCTAGAAATGACATAGATTCAAAAGGAGTTAGTCCTGGTACAATTGTTTTAACCGACCCAGTTGTTTCATCAATCTCTATCTTTCTTTTAGTTTTAAGTTTTCCAAATATAGTGTCAACGAACTTACTGATCTTTCCGTTGAACGATTGGTTAATGTCCATTACAGCTTGTGTATAATGTTCTGGCGTAACCCCATATACTGTAACACCCTTTGCACTACCGCCATCTGGATCTGGTGTTATTATATGTTTAAATATTACAAAGTCTAAATCTATCTCTCTGTTACCTGGTGACATGAATTTAATATTCAATGTCTCTGTACCATCAAAGTCAATCTTGTTAGATATATCTGCAGCATCTAAGAATGTCATGTTGCATATCATTGAATCAGCATCCATAGATTCTTCTATTTCAAACTCAACAAAACTATCCAAAAC